GAACGGCACGATCGGGTACAATGTCAACAAGGGGTACGAGATATATATGTGTATCGATGCAGAGGGGTCTCTCGATGCAGCGATGCACGTGCTCATTCACGAGCTCGCACATATGACGGTTCCCGAGTATGATCACTCGGATGCGTACTGGCAAAATTTCAAGGACCTGCGTGAGTTGTGCAGGACGCTCGGTTTGCTCATCGAACATAGCGAGCCCATGACGTACTGCGGCGGTCAAATTACAGTCTAGGCCTGGTTCTTCAGAAACTTGAGTGCGAAAAAATACAGCGCCGCGACGAGCAGGGCTGTCACGGCCATGCCGGTCGTCGACAGATCGCCAGCCTCGGACATGAACTTGGGGATCGTGTCCGCAAGCTTGTCCTGGACGGGCTTGGAAAACGCCAAAAGTGCAGCGATACCTGCCACGGCCGCCTGGAACTGCTCATCCGTCAGTCCCAGAGGGTTGCCAGACTTCTTCGACGGCGTCGCACCAATCATACCCGGGCTCACGGCTGTCACGCGCTGGGTCGTCGGAGAGGTGTACGTTGCCGAGTTGACACCACCTGGTGAATCCTCGAACGAAGCGGATGGCATAACATCAGCGATGGAACTCGAGAAATCCATCATGTTATTATTCTGGTCAGAAGTTTTTTCGTCTTGGAAAAGCGGAATTGCACCAGGGCCAGCCGGCGGAACTTCGCCGCGTCCAACGGGTTCTGACCGAGTGTTTGAACCCATCTGACGATCGATCGACTGTGGCTGCTGGGGAGACTGATCATCGATCGTCGGGATGTACTGAATCATGGTAGAACCGCCTGAGCCGAAATCCATGTTCTCCATTGTCTCTCAGTGAGAGTCTTTTTAGCGGCGTGGAGCGCGTCTAACGGGTTTTATTCTTGAGCATATATATGAAGTTGTACAGAGGTAATTCCGGGGCAAATACAACGTTGGGAAACAGTCCAACGTATTTTGCGAGGACTCTGAAAAACGCAGAGTTGTATGGAACTGTACGGTCCTATGATCTGAAACGCGCCGTGAGTCTTTTCAATATGGGGAATGTGAATGAGGTGGCAAAGTTAATGTCACTTGCACCGCCGTCGATTTATAACGACATTGTACAGACATTTAACATTTCAAATGGAAACCAGGTGAAGCGTGCGTCGAATGCCGAACCAGACCGCAGAGTCGCTCGCTTTATATGCAGTCTGGGGTATGACGGATACACAGCCCCGCGTCTTTCACGGAAAAATGGAGGTGAATTCCATGCTGAAGTTGTTCTGTGTAAACCGCGCGATGTCCTGAGAAACACAAAACCTGAAATTCTCAGTCTCGTTCCTCCCCGTGCACCAACAAAGAAGCGACCTGCGAGACGTACCCCCAACAACAACTAGACCTTCTTGATCGTGAGGGCCGACGACCCCTTCTTAACGATAGGCGTCCCGGACGTGGATGCGAGACTCGGTGGGTGCTTCGGGTTGTAGTTTTTGGCGTGGTACTGCCACATGGCATCGGACCCAATACGGAACCCCGTGCGAATGGGCGCCTTGTAATAGAAGACGCAATCCTCGATCCGATTGGACTTGCTCGTATTGTCCAGCACCAGACATTCATAGTTCTCCGTGCAGGCGTTCATCACCTGGCAGAACATGTCGAACGTCGGAAAGACGCCAAAGAACGACTTGTACAGCCGCTCGCGATTCTGAATCACATTCTCGCGCAGGACAAACACGTAGTCGACGTTGGCACGCAGGTCGGGTGACAAGTCCATGCAATACTGCATCGTCAACATGAAAAACAGCTTCCAGTGTCGACCGTTCATGAAGCATTGCCGGATGCACGTGTCCTTCATGAACGCCTTGTCGTACATGCAATCGTCCATGAGCAAAAAGGCACCCGTCTTGCGCCCAGCACCGACGAGCGTACGTTGACGGGCGAGAACCTTTTCGATCGCCGACTTGTTGTAGTCGCCGTAGATGAACAAGTCCGGTACAAATTGTTTGTAGTAATGGTTACCGTCCTCCGTGCCTGACATGACGATCCCGACCGGCAAGTGCCGTTTGTAGTACATGATGTCAGTCACGAGTGTCGATTTGCCCGTACCGCGCTTGCCGATGAAGACGCACACCTTGTCGTCTGCAATCGTGCTCGGGTCAAACTTCCTGAGCTGGAGATTTGCAGCCATTCCTGGTACCATCGGGTATTTTTCCAGAGCGTGTAGGGCGCGCGCCGTAAAAAACCGTGCCTAGTGTTAGATGTCGAGCGCCAGCATTCGACTTGCGGCCCGTGGCGAGCAGGACTTGTGGCTCACAGGCACGCCCAAACAGACGTATTTTCTGGCACTGTATCGCAAACGTGAACCCTACGTTCTCGAATCGTACGAAGTTCCGTTCGACACGTCGAATGTGTTTTTCGGATCGACCGTGACGTGCACGCTCCCGACCAAAGGCGATCTCGTTCAAAAAATGACGCTCAAGTGCACCTTGCCCGCCCTCTTCTATCGCAAGCCCGGGTGGTGTTACCCCGTGACGTCGACGACATTTCAGCCGTACATCTATCTCCTCGATTCGTCAGGGAACGTTCTCGAAATTCTACAAGTTCGATCGAACCAACCGTTCTATTCATCGGCTGTTCTGACATGGGTACCGGTGTCCGCATACCTGACAGCCGTCGCGTACAACGGCGTCGATCGCCTGACGTATACGCTCGCTGCATCGGTTGCCCGTATCGGGTTTGTCGCGACAGAAACGTCCTTCTTTGGTTTCGATGATAAGCTCGGCACAAAGCTTGGCACGACCGGCATCGTCACGTACGCCGCAACGACGACCCTCCAGGCTCCATTCACGCTCGAGCAGAGCGGGTGGGTCCCGGGATTTACTCCGCCGGTCGGTCTGAGCTACATAGACTCGGTCGGTACATACGTCATTCGTACGGCAGAGTTTCTCGTCGGTGGTCAGACGGTCGACGTCGTCACGGGCGAGTACATTGACATTCGCCAGGATCTCGAGGTTCAGTACGAAAATCAGGCGGCTCTACTCCTGCTCAATGGCAAGGGGGACACGAGCGCGATTCAGTTGGCCCGGACATACTACGTCACCCTGCCGTTCACACCCGAAATGGCGCTTCCGATTCGTGATCTGTACAAGCAGGATGTCAAGGTGCGCGTGACGTTCGAGCAGTTTTCACGTCTGACGGCGACCGATGTCCCCTTGAGCGGCTATGGTTTTCTGAACAGCGCGTCGTCGACCGTGTCGTCCGTTCTTCCCGCCCTGTATTCCAACACGGCCGTGTTTGACGGCACGTACATCTACGTGTTTTCGTACAACATGTTCGGGCTCGTCAATCCGAGGGTACCGTTTGTAGCCCCGACGCTTCTTCAGATGGGTGACGTGAGTCCGAATGCCCAGTTTGAAGCGAGCTTCGTCATCAACGGCGAGGTGTTTGCGGTGTCGACCGATCAGTACATCGTGTCCGTCCCAGTCATCACCACCCAGACACTTTCGTCATTCCTGACGTCATCGTACGTCGTCTTCCCGGCTGGCATACCGCGCCGGGCTGCATGCACTGACGGGCGTTACATTTACGCTTACGCCGGGTCGAACGACTCTGCGGCTGCGTACAACACCGTGTATCGATTCGACACACAGAGTCTCGCGACTGATACGATCGACCTCAAGGTGACGGGTGTCGTCGCAGTCAACATCAATCTGCAGGTGGCACCGACGTTCGACGGCCGGTACGTCTACTTTGCCGACAAGTACCAAAACACGCTCATCATCCGGTACGATACGAACGCCGCATTCACAACAGCGGGTTCATGGACCGTGTTCAACTACAACTCGGTGCTCAGCCTCTCTCAGCAAAATCTGAGCGCCTCGACATTCGACGGCCGGTACGTCTACTGGTTGTCTGACGTGACCACGAGCCGATGGATCCGGTACGACACACGAGGCACGTTTGCAACCGCAGGCGCATGGCAAGTGTTTGATATCTCGACCGTCTATTCAGGTGCAACCACTGCGGGGTTCAAGTCACCGGTGTTTGACGGCCAGTACATCACGGTCAGTGGCAACGGCATCTTTTTGCGGTACAACACGGCGCTTTCGTTCACGACCGTGTCATCGTACGAATGGTTCAATTACACGACCGGCGCAACGTCCGCCGGTCCGCGAACAGCTGTGGTCACGTCGGGCGCGTTCAACATCAACGTGTTTGACGGCCGGTACATCTACAGCTTCCCGTACGGGACGCCAAACGTTCTCAGACAAGACACATCGGTTGCAATTACACCGTCGTCGCTCCAGGCGTCGATGATCATCGACTATGCGCGTCTGCCCGAGAGAAGCGAAATCAAGCCGCAGGAATTTATAGTTACACAGACGTCCCTGACCCAGTCACCGAACGCTCGCTTTGCGCTCGAGATTGCCGGTCCGGTCAAGGAGTTGTTCATGGTGAACCAGACGTTGACGACGTCGGGGCCCTACGTGTACAATCCACTGACCCCCATCGAGCTCAAATTCAACGACGAAAAGGTGTTTGACTGGACGGCTCGGCAGATTGAGCCGTTCCGGTTTCACTCGACAATGCCGCAGCGCACCATGAGTCTCGTTTCATTTTCACAGGATCCGGAATCCAACACGCGCATCGCCGGGAGCGTCAACCTCGCTCGCATGCGTGACATTCAAGTGTCTGTCGGTGCATCGGCAAACACCGTGACGCGCGTGTACGCTCGGACGTACAACGTGTTCCGGGTCGAGAACGGTATCGGCGGACTGCGCTTCATGTCGCCGTCGTTCAAAACCATGTTCCAGCCGGACAATCGGTGGGTGTACACGTCGACTGCAACCATAGCCACCGTGGGTGCTCAGCCGTTGTCGGGCAACGTACTCGCGACGGTTGGTATCGGTGGGATCGGCGCGACGACCGGTACACTCGAGGCGTCGCCTACGAC